TGATGGTGATGGAAGGGATTGTGTTAATAATCACTGTATCACCCATGCCGGTGATGTCACCTTGCCAGTCAGTATTGGCGATTTCACCAAAAACTGTGGCGGCATAGAATTTCTGGGCCAGCTTGCCGGACCAGAGGGCGGGAATGAAAGAACCGGAATAAGCGGTTCCAGAATAAGCTACCTGTCCGCCTGGGGTGTTAAAACCACCAGAGTTAATGGGATAGGCTGCTGCTGCGGTTACTGTAGACATGGTCTAGTCCTTTTCTTAAAAACAAAAGTTAACAAAATGTGACCGCCATGTCTTGGGCATTCTTAACGAATTCGACCTTCGATAGTGGCGGCATGGATATCTCTCTCAATTTGCACCGCTTCTGCCTCGTCGATCATTCCACGTCTCCATTCAGCATAAAACTCGTCAATATCTCGTGTTGAGTAGACGCGTTTATCCGCAGTTGAAGTTGTAGGAGCAGGCGACGTATGCGAGCGGGTCGGTGCTACTTGACGCTGAAGTTCTCGGTTAACTTGAGGACGCTGAGCTGGAGCAAGCGTGGCTTTGTACTGCTTAAAGATCGTTGCGGTACGGTTCGCGTCAAGCGACTCATACGCATTGGTCAGTGCGTACTGGCGAGGCATCCCATAAACTGGGTCTACTTCAGCCAACCATGTCAGGAAACCTTGATCTACGTTCATGGCCTCCCAATCTGGGACTTGTGATGCAAGTGCTGCTTCGTAGCGGTCTTTATCAGATACTACTTGGCGCTCGGTCACATTCCCCAGCTTACCTTTCAACTCATTGATTTCGGCACGGAGCTGGGCTTCAAGGTCACGGTTTCCCGCTAGTTTCTGCTCAGTCGCACGGTCAATCAAATCCAACAAGTCAGAGCCAAAAGCCTCTTTGTCTTGTTCAGTGATAAGAGTCTTTGCCGGAACTGTTTCCTGCTTAGGCTGTTGTGCTTTTGCTACAGCCGCTTCTGTGATGAGCGTTTGAACCTGTTGATTCAGCTCTCGCATCTGCGAATGTAAACGTGGCACCTCAGCATCGTATTTGCCTTTCAGCGCGAAGAACTTGGATTGCCAGGTTTCTTCAGATACGTCAGGTGTTGGTTTCGGTTCTGCCTCTTGCGAAATAGGTTGCGTCTGTGTCTCTGGATTGATGTCTGGGCTTGGATCAGGTTCTGGCGCAGTATCCGCAATCTCTGCGGGTTGTCCATTCATCTGGGCTACCATAGCGTCAGCTTGGTCAATTTGTTCCTGAATTACACGTGGCAATGCCATATTTCTATCTCCTTCGCGCCGACTACGCTTTTGGAAGCTCCGACTTTACGGTCAGCCTCTACTCGCTTACGGTCTGCTACTATTACATTAAAAATTTAGGTTTCACGCGCCGACTTTACGGTCTGCGATTCACCTGCGGGTTTTGGCGTACAGCATTTCTGCTTGTTCCACCATCTCAAGGAATTCCTTGAGTTCGAGGTTCCGGCCTTGCAGCCGAGACTTCATTTCTTCACCTTGAACGTCACCAAGTCTTTCGAGAGTCTCTTGGCGACGATCTTTCAAAAATTCTATCAATGGTTGCATCTCAGGAGAGCGCAGTAACCCTAGGCACCGCGCTACTCTTTCATCGACACGAACCATTTATTTGCACATGCCGTCAGTTTTAGCTTTTTCGGCAGTGTACTCAGAACCGCCGCGCTTCAACGTAGCGAAAATGTCGCCGTTGCTGCCGCCGCCACCGACTGAGCCGCCTTTAGACATGCCGTCAGTTTTAGCTGATTCTTGAGCGTACTCAGATGAGCGTGACTCTTTTGGGTTAATTGCTTGCATTTGAATGCTCCTTTAATGATCGAAATGATATACCGGAAAATGGTGTTGTCAACTACCAACACCGGGAGTGGGTGCAAAATTATTTGTCACGGGAGCACCGTTCTCAAGTTGTGCACCGGGGCTTGGATTTGGTGGCGTGCCACCTGCTTCGACTTGACCAGTTACCTGAGCAAGCTGTTGCTGCTGAGCGAGTTGCGCGGCTTGCGCCTGCGCCATACGCTGTTTGATAATTTCCACGGGTGGAACAATCCGATCTGGGTTCATGTCCAGAGTCTTCGCACCCTGACGTAACAACTCGGCAATACCTTCAACACCAATGATCTGCTGAGCTGCAGGGCTGGTAAGAGCGATCTGCAAGAACTGGTTCTGGCGAACTTGTGCTTGCTCTTTGACAATCAAAGAAATCGCGCCGCGTGCAACGATATTTACATCACCCTTCAAATCAGGGTCAGTGCCGTAGCGCATGTTGTAGTAATACAACCGCTCAACCACGGGAGAGATGACATTGTCATCAATGTTGGCCACAACCTGCTTGATGGCTTTACCAGCGTTGCTCATCAGCATGCTCATACCAGAAGCCGTGCGACCTGCGCCGCCTGCAGGACTGTCGCCAGTCATGTAACGTGGAATACCTGTGTACTCGTCTGCCAAGATACTGAACTTCTCAAACACTGCCATCAACTCTTGTGACAAAGAGCTAGGCTGGAAGAACTGCATGGGGGGAGCGGAACCAGCAAGCGGGTCAGATGTGACTTGCCATACTTTCCATGGGTACATCTGTGTGATGTTCTCGCCCTGTGGCAAACGGTCAATGTTGTAAACAACTTGAGGACCAGAAGCAATAGACATGTTGTTCACCAGTGCGCGTGCAGTGGCATTACAAACATCCTGTGCATCACGGCACAGATCAGCTACAGAGTTACCCCAGTATGCACCGGGAACTTCTTCGTAGCTTGCTTTGTAGTATGGACGGCGACCCAGTGGATCGGGATTGATAACTGCTTTGATAACCCAGTCTGCAATGATCCATGCTTCAACAGGATACTCTGCAAGGGGATCAGGCACTTCTTCTTGAGACATGCCCCAGTCAAGCAACAACTGACCTTGAACGTTGCCCCAGAACTGCAGAGCGTCAATCAGTTTAGAAGGATTCTGCTGAACGCCCATTGTGGACTTACCTTCAGCAGCGGCCTTATTCATGTCAACGTAAATCCAGTCACGCAGACCGCCTTTACCATACGTCTCAAGCACTGCGCGTATAGCACCTTGGCTATAACCTTCAACGCCAATCATGGCTTGCAAATCAGCGCGGGAGAGTTTGTGACGCTCAATCAAGTCACCCTGATTTACGTCTGATGCATCAGCAGATGGATAAATGTTGAATGGGTCTACACGCTCCCACTCCATTACCAATTCTTCTGTCTGATCTAGTGCAAATTGACCGTCCTGTGTGGGAATCCATTTAAGTTTCGGACGTTTGCGAATGATGGGGCCTTTGATGAACGCTGATGGAAACGTTGTGATGTCATCAAGGAATTCTGAGAACGCTTTAGACCAATTGCCTTCTTGCAACTGATCTTCCATCTTCACTTCCATGCGCTCTGCTGTGCGCTTGGCTAAGTCTTTCAGATGAGACAGTGCTATGTCTTTCATCTCAAGCAAACGTTCACGCACTTGCTGATCTGTTGGCGGTGTACCATTCAAATACAACTGCTCAACTTCTGCTTGAGCCTGCTGCATGATGCTCTCTACTTCGTTAGGAGGCAAATCAGGCAATGAAGTGGGAGTAATGGTCCAAGGCTTGTCTTCTGACGCTGTAACCAATGTATCTCGCAACCAACTCGACGCCGCACGGCATTTGTTCGATGTAATCATCATGTAGATGGTCGAACTACCCTGCTCACGCAGCTGTGCTAACTTATCAGGATCGTATTCACCGCGACGCGCACGCACTGACTTGAGCATCTTAATCTCAGCAGTCATCTGCTTGGCCATCATGGATGACATCCACTGTTTGCGAATGTAACCGTTGAGTGCTTGTACTACAGGCTGCGAATTGGCTTGCTGCGCTGCTGCACGTTCTTCTGCCATCGCTTTGAGCGACTTAATGGTGACAAGGCCCCCCGCCGAAACAGTTCCCGGCGCGGCAGAATTCGTCATGTTCAAGCCAAGTTGCATAGTGCTACCTTACCAATATTTTGGAATGTGTCAAGTCCACGCGTAATCGACGCGTTTAACTTCAACGGCTTTCCTCTGCCAAGCATCCCCGGTTACGTTTCCATCCGCATGTAAACATGCATACTGATGCGCATCAGCAATGTGGGAATGCGAGTTTTTCTCGGGCTTATCATCAGCCTCGCCGTTCTGCCTGATTTTATACCTATAACCGCCGCGAAGGGAAGCAATTAAATTTGTACAACACGGATCAATTAGATGACCTGGTTTGCCATCTACCGTACGTGTGAGCATCTTATCAACTGCATTGATACGTGCAACAACACTGTTTGACTTAGCCGAGATGACCCTGAAACCCTCTTGCCGCAGAATATCAAACACCGATCTCTCGTCTGTCTGCGCCCTCTGCTGACCCGCCGGATCGCCAATAATCAGCACATTCATACCCGGAAACCTATTCGCCAGCAGCGGTTTGAGCTTCTCACGGCAGAACCTCAGTGTGCCCATACCGTCCGAGACTAGGTCTGCGAAGGTAAGTAATCGACCTTGTGCGTCCACCTGATTGATCGTACACGCGGGGGTGAGCCCGAAGTCCATACCAATGATAAGTGGGTGAGTCTGTAATTTAATGTGGTTGAGCGCCTGCTTAGCGACATGTACGTCACGGTTAAAGGCCCGAAAGACCGGCTGACCCGAGAGTGATTTACCAAACTCGCCATGTACGTAGACGTCGATCCAGTCTTCACTTTTACCCTCACACAAATTCTCGTAGTACCCGTCTGGCAAATATTGCACCCAGTCAGCTTCTTGAGACAGACCGGATGGCTGAATGGTCACGTGCATATTGTCTGGCGGCTCTGTCAGGAGCTTTTCCCAGAACGTGTCCCCATCGGGCGGGTTGGTCGCACCCCATACTTTGTGAATCTGCTTGCCGTTGTCATCGCACGCACCCACGCCATTCATGGTTTTATCAGGGTATCTACCTAGACGACCGGTCAAAGCGTTGTAAATATCGGGGTTAATTTCACGGAATTCGTCCATGATACCGAACGTCAGCTGCAGTGACAAAAGGCGTCTAACGTCATTTGCATCGTCCAACCCACGGAACAGAATCTCGCACTCAACGTCGTCAAACTTGAGCAAGAACTTACTGTTGGTTTTTTCCAACAGACCAGCTTCCCCGTCTGGAAACCATTTCAAAAAGTCTGGGATTGTCGTGTCCCACAGCATCTGACGGGTGTTACGAATCACAGCGCAGCGTGACCTGCGGATTCCATCGGGGCTGGCTTTAATGCGTTTAGCCTCATAACCAATTTTGATTAGTGAGGCAGTTGTCTTGGTGGAACCCACAGGCCCTACGATGAAGTTGGCAAACTTGTCCGACGATAAAAACGGAACTACTGATACCGGCGGTGTATATACAAGATTAGCCATCTATTGTCACAGGTGTGGGTTGTTGATTTGGAAAGTTAATCGTGATGCTGAACTTCGGTGCAGCGTTGGCTGTGGTATCCACCTGCTTCTTATCAGGTTTCAGTCCCGCCACATCCACTAGGCTATTGAACACAGAGAGTTTTTGCAAGATGGTGCTGTCCACCCCAATGGCTTGCTTGAACATCTGGCTCATCATCTCTTCGGCCATGAGGCCTGCTTTAAGGCGAAATGTTACCCCGTTGCGCTCAAACTCTGAACGCTGTGCCTGCACTGCAGTAATAAACGGAGGCCACTGCGATAAACGCTCCCACTTGTCACCCTCAAAACCAAAGCGTGCTGCTACATCGGCCGGATTCTCCAACCCCGCAGCACACTCCCACACCAACTGGGGCGGGATATCAAGAGTGACATGTGGTTCAGTCGCCATAGGCGACAACGCGAATTCTGAATGATCTTTGTGAATCAGATCACTGTTCATTTCTTGATGTACTCCATCAGAGCCAATCTGATGATTTCAGCCAATTTAATACCCGTGCGTGCTGACTCGGCCCGTAGGGCTTCCAACAGGGGCTCGGGTAAATGGAAGTTGTAACGCTTCACTTCTTCATGCCTTTTTTGGGCATTTCCTTCTCGTATTTCTTTTCAGCTTTGGCATATCCAGCTTTTGTGGGGAACGCTTTTTTCTCAGCTTTTTCCTCTTTTTTGGTCTCTTTGCCTTTGAATAAGAACGCGGGTTTAGTAGCCATGGTGGACTCCGGTGGGGTTGATGTTGGTGTGTATGTTATGGGTAATTTGGGGTTTGTCAAGTGCTATGTAAAAGGTGTGGCTAACGTGTGTATGTTGGGGAAAATTGGACTTGTTGTATGAGCAATAGGTAAAGAAGGGCCGGCCCCCGAATCCGCGTTGTCCACCCACCCACCCAC